TATAGCACAGGCTAAGAAGTTCGCAGATGCAATCCACGCACAGTTCCCGGATCAAATGTTGGCTTACAACTGCTCTCCGTCGTTTAACTGGCGTAAGTTCTTAAGCGAAGAAGAGTGCGAAACATTCCAGCGTGAACTAGGCGAACTAGGCTACAAGTTTCAGTTCATTACACTAGCAGGTTTCCATTCTGTTAACCTTGCTACATTCGAACTTGCTGAAGCATACAAACAACGCGGCATGGCTGGTTATTCAGAAATGCAACAACGCGAGTTCGCTGCACAAGGTCGTGGATTTACAACAGTTAAACATCAACGTGAAGTTGGCGTAGGCTACTTTGACTTGATTAGTGAAGCAGTGGGTGCTTCTAGCACAGTAGCAAACAAAACTTCAACGGAGGCGGATCAATTCCACTAATATGAATATTTTATTATATACCTTGGTGATGGTGCAAATCACTATTGCTTGTGTTACCTTGTATCTACATCGTAGCCAAACTCATAAAGCAGTTATGTTTCATCCAGCGGTTAATCATTTCATGCGTTTTTGGTTATGGTTGACCACAGGTATGGTCACTAAGCAATGGGTAGCTATACATCGCAAACATCATCAGGCCAGCGACACAGAAGCAGATCCGCATTCTCCAAAAATATACGGAATCAAACGTGTATTATTTGGAGGAGCTTTTTTGTATCACAAAGCAAGCAAGGACACAGCAATGGTCGAGAAATTAGGAGTTGGAACTCCTAACGATTGGTTAGAGCGTAATGTTTACTCCGCACACAGTCGCCTGGGCATTCTTATATTACTGGTTATAAACCTATTGTTCTTTGGGCCGTGGGGACTGTTAGTGTGGGGTATTCAAATGATATGGATACCTTTCTGGGCAGCAGGAGTTATTAACGGACTAGCTCATTGGTGGGGATATCGAAATACAGATACCAAAGACACTAGTCGCAACCTACTACCTATTGCCATTTGGATTGGTGGGGAAGAACTTCACAACAATCATCATAGTGATGGTGCTTCAGCAAAGTTTAGCCAACGCTGGTATGAATTTGACATAGGTTGGTTCTACATTTCAATATTGCAGAAGTTAAGATTAGCAACTGTTAGATAATAAAAAACCCCCTTTCGGGGGTTTTTATTTTCTCATATATAATGCTCTATGAGCCTAATATTACTTCTTCACGCCTTGGTTAACAAAAGAATACATCTTTTCGGCGGTTTCTAATACCTTATCTAAACCTGGAAATTCAGGCATATTAACTCTGCTAACGATTTGACCAGTTTTTTGATCACGTTCTGCAGTCATTTCCCAACCCTGAAACTTAATATGGAAATCTTGGCTTACTAAATCTTTAGCCATTTCTAAGATCTCTGTGCGGATTTCATATCCGTTCTTGTTAAATTTAACTTCTGGTAGTTTCACTTCTGGTAATCCATTAATTGTTGACATAATAATCTCCTTGTGTGTGTATGTCTATGAACCTTTAGGCGGTTCCTTCCTTCTTTGGAAACAGATATTTACTAACTGTTTCTACAGAATATTTAGCCATGTCGATAGTGTTGTTAACAGCCATCTTGGCAAATTGTGTTTGTGCTTCAATATATGCGTGGGCTGCTTTGTTTAGAGCAGGATCTTTGAAAATTTGATCAGCGATGATCTTTTTAGTGTTTTGAAAAGATTCAATATAAAAGTGTGGTGTAAACATAACTTCTCCTTGTGTGTTTGTGTATGTATTATTATATATAACTGGAGGGTAGAAATCAAGAGTAAACATAATTAAAATCTCCGATCTTGCTCAAGCAATTCTATTAATTGCTGGCAGTCTTCCCAGTCAGTAAACCTTCGAACGATTTTTCTGTTATACGGAGTGATACTTTTTAACATTATATCGTCCTCGTCGAACTGAGCTACAGTAGTAACGTAACCCCATTGATTGCGCCAAGGACCCCACGTATCGTAGGGGACCTCTTTGAATTCGTAAAACATATTATTTTTGGAAAATCTTTTGGGCTTCCTGCCATTTTCCGTTGCGGGCTAATTCTGCGGCATATCTTGCTTCACCGAATGCGCAGAGAAATTCCCATGTAGATGATAGAATTTTTTTAAACATTGCTGTCTCCTTGTGTGTATCAGTATTTATACTGAGAGCTTGCGCACCGCACAAAATAAGGGGATTTGACAGAGAAATAAGTTTAGTTTACAATATGATTAATTCGAGTTAAATATAATATAGAACGGATATCCCGATGAAACTAAGAACTAGATCAATACTGCAAGAATTGAATGAAATAGCAGAAGTCCGAAATAAGGATTCTCTATTCGAAAGCAGAGCTACGAATATCATAAATTCAGCAATCAACCTTTTAGAAAGCATCCATAAGAACTACACTCCAGAGCAGGCAGATGAATTGGAACGTAGATTTATCAATGCTATCCGAGGACAGGATCCTGCTAAATTTACTAGAGGTATACGCAAGATCGTTGAATCTAGAAGAACTAACAAACATTTAGATCAAACCAATGACGATTGAATTATTTGAGGGCGGTAATGTTTTTAAAGGCCCAGATAAAGAACCCCTAACACGCAGAATAAAACGCGAAGAAATTCCTACGACCATAGCATTCTTAGAAAAAGAAACAGGGGTCGATTTTACTCTAGATAAAGATGAAGCAGGCGTTCCTATTAAATGGTTAGGCACCACAGGCCGTAAAGCAGACAGCGGAGACTTAGATCTATCTGTTGATGCTAACGAATTAGATAAAAAAGAGTTTGCACAAAAACTAATATCAGTGTTCGGTAAAGATAGCGTGAAGCTGTCAGGCGACAACGTTCATTTAAAAACTCCGATCAATGGTGATCCTAGTAACGGATTCGCTCAAACAGATTTCATGTTCTCCGCTAATCCTAAATTCCAACAAGGATCGATGTTAGGTGGTATACAAGATAGTCCTTATAGAGGCGAGCATAGACATATTTTATTGAGCAGCATCGCCAGAGCCAGATCGTTGAAATACAGTCCTAAGCATGGCCTAGTTGATCCAGAAACCAACGAGCCGATTCCACAAGGCGATGACTGGAATGTTATCGCTAAAAAGTTACTAGGTCAGTCAGCTACAGTAAAAGACATTCGCTCAGTCGAAAGCATTATCTCTTATATTAAAAAATTACCTAACTACGAAGAACTTATCGCTGCCGCACAGGAAACGCTAGGGCGAAGTGGTATCGAACTTCCTAAGAAAGAAGCCTTAGAACATTACACACCAAACAGTCCTAGCTGGATGCGTAGGATCATAGATATAGTATCATGAGATTTTGGGAAATACTAACAGAAGCTGAAGCTCCTGCTCCTAAGAAGGTAGGCAGAGAATTCAATCACCTTGAAGATCTAGTATTCACAGAACCTAATGGTGCTCAACGTGCTATCCAGATACTTAAAGATCTAGCCAAACCCGAAAGTAAGATCTCTATCAAGTGGGACGGCAATCCCACAGTATATTGGGGTCGTGAAGATGACGGCACATTCCGTATGGTAGGCAAGAATAACTGGGGTCGTGAAGAAGGTAAATCATCTAGCCCAGAAGAATTAAAATCCTTTATCATGAGTCGTGGCAAAGGAGAAGACTGGCGTGAAAAGTTTGCCAACGATATGGCCAGCCTATGGCCCATATTTGAAAAAGGCACTCCTAAAGACTTCCGTGGATATATCTATGGAGATATTCTTTTCCACCCAGGCAAGCCCTATGACAGTGGCGACGGCAAGATCATGTTTACGCCTAATCAAACAACATATGAAGTTAAAGCAACTAGCCCTGTAGGTGTTCGTTTAGGCAAGGCTAAAATAGCGGTCGCTGCACATAAACATTTAGATTACTTCGGTGATAAGTCTGGCGAGGATATCGAAGATGTAAAAGCTCTAAATGCCAATCCAGAACTTGCTGTGTTTGGTTTAACTTATGTAAGCCATAGACCGGAAGTCAATGCAGACAATCTAGGAAAGATAGAATCTATGGCTAAAGATCAACCAGCTATCGATAAGTTCCTAGCACCGGTTGCAGGTATGGGCTATCTACAAAGCGAAATCTATACATTTGTTAATACACAGAGCAAAGCCAAACAATTAGATAATATCAACAGCGAAGCGTTTTTTAACTTCCTACAAAAGACACCAGCTAAGGCTGCTAAGATCAAAGCACACAGCGATAACAATCCAGGTATACTAGATAAGTTATTTGCCCTAGTTAAAGAAATCATGGCTGCTAAAGACGAAGTTATACGAGAACTAGATGCTGCCAAGGGAGATATCACAGCACACACAGGCGGTAAGCCTGGCGGTGAAGGATATGTAGCTGGAGGATCTAAGCTAGTTCCTAGGGATCGTTGGACCCCATTTCGATCAGAATAACAGCCAAAACGCCTGATTTTTTCTCCGAATAATAAATACTATGCCGGTCCCGGAGCGGGATCACGATTTAAGAGACAAGGAGAAAAATCATGGCAGAATTTACAAGAGTAAACGGCTTTGGTAACTACACAACTGGAACAATCCGTTCTGTAGCACAACTAAAAGCATTTTTGATCACAGTTAAAGACGACAGCAACACAGCAGTTGATCTACAAACTTTAGATGACGGCGCAGACGAAATGGTCGAAGCAGTTATCCGCGAAGTTCAACCTTTAATGTATTACCTACCAAGCTCTTCAGCTGGAACTATCCACGTTATCGTTGATGGTCACGCTGTTGACGCAACAACACTACAACTTCGCTTGCGCAAAGTAGTAGCTGGTGTTGGTGGTTATGTAGAAGCTAACAACGACACATCAGTTGCAGAAGCATCTAGCTTAACATTAGCTTAATATTCCTAGGGATGGGAAGGAAGAGACCGGATTTATTCCGGTCTTTTTTTATCTGCGTAAATAATAGCATATTATGGAACGCTACAGACTCATCACCCTAATTGACATTACCCGAAGCGGTGCTTCAAGATCCGAAACAGATAAAATTAAAATTGGACAGCAGGCCAACTTCAACAGTCTTATACAAACAATAGGTATAAGAAGTAATATTGATTGGAATAAAGATCCACAGAAATCAAACGGAAGATTACCAGTAGGAAACGAAGGTAAGGCAATTCATTGGGTTTGGGAATTTTCTACAGAAAGAGATGATGTGTTTAACGAGAATGATAATAAGGTTTCTTTGTTGCTTAAGGACCTACATGGAGTTCCTATAGTAGACCTATTAGAAAATTCTGCAGATATCAGTCCCCCAGTATTCCAAACTGTGGGAGACAAAACAAATACCTGGATAGAAATAATCTAGCGTTTAAATTTCCTCTGTATATGAATTAAATATTTTCATATAGAGGCAAATTAAAATGAACTTCAAAATAAAAACAATTAATCAAATCAGGCTCTGGGCATGGGCAGCAGTGGTCTTGCCAATATCAGCTCTTGCAGGCATTTTTTTCGTATGGAAATTTTTTGACGGCACTATTTTTAGTATGGCTATGATCACCGGCGAAACCGCTATGTTTGCCGTTGCGGTCATTTGGTGGTGGTGGGCTATGTATACTATGAAAAATCTTGTTAGACAGTGGGACGACACCAAGGAAAAAGTAAAAGAAGTATCTGCTGACATTAAAGATATGAAATCAGCAGTCTTAGAAATTTTATCAAAAGATAAATAAAAGATAGAGGCTCACAACAGGCATAGTATTTTAGGCATCCAATTTTTTATTTTGGAGAATATCGTATTATGTCTGATTTATCACAGACCACAA